CACCCCGTTTTCGTAGCTAAAATAGCGAAAATGGGCCTGTAGCTCAGGCGGTTAGAGCGCAGTCCTGATAATACTATGGTCTTACAATTTCCTACCCTGCCCTTTTCACATTAAGTCGTTTTTGTAGCTAAATAGTAATCCTTTTGAACATCACGATAATCTTTTTGAACACAAGTTCTGTATTTTCCCATGGAAAAGTGCCACAAAAGTGCCACAAACTACCTTATCTGTTCCGTTTTTTCTTACGAATTTTCCCGCTTTTAATTGCCCGGTTTAGGTCGTGGCTTTCAATGTAAATATATTTAGCTCCCGGAATCCTGAGAGTCGGCAGAATTCCCGTCTCTGGATGGCACCACTCATCACGAATATGCCGAGCGCTTTTATGGGTAATTTCTGCGACTTGGTCCGTTGTTAGGAGATCGGGAACCACTGCCCCGATATATTCCCAGTCGCAGTCATTACTTTTGCATTCATACATGAGCTTACCCGTGCCATACTCAAAAGCTCTGGACTCGTCGAGTTGATCGTCACATTCAGGGCATATTTTATTGATAAAAATTTCTTCAGATATATTATCCATTGTTTACCTGCCCTTGGTTGCAAGCGCAATCGCATTGGATGTTAGCCGAGGGGTTTTCCTTAGAAAAACAAATATGTCCCTCTAATTTGCTACCATAAACTTCATCAATTCCGTTTCCATGATCCACCATTATTTCAATTTGTTCAGTAGACCTAATAAAACCATTATCATATGCGACATTTGAACAGTCTTCACATATTTTCAATTCGTCATATGTCCAATCAAAAAAATGTCCTTCATTTATCTTCATATTTTTCACTACAATTTCTTTTACCCCAAGGTTTTGAACCTTATCTATTGATGATGGGGCATATTCCGAAAAAGACTCCCCGCAATCGTCACATTTCCCGTTAATTATCGCTATTATCCAATGGCTTTCCTTAACGTCATAGTGAACCGAGGAAGATTCAATAGAAATATTTTGCGATTCGCAAACTATACATATTGGTATAACTAATGTTTGTTTGTGCATTTTGTCACCTTTTCCTTGCTTTGATTATATCAATTATTTATTTTGCTTTTGCAATCGTCACATATGCCGACCGGCAATTCTAAATCCTGCTCTGGATCGTCCCGGACGCTCCAACAAGCGTCGCATTCCGGGCAATGGTTGTCGGATACGTCCCGCCATTGTTCGCACTCATTACAAACTATAAATTCTCCAATATCTGAACTCATCTAATTTCTCCCTATAATTTCCATTTCTTTGTTTACTTCTGATTCCTGTTCTTCCGGCGTTGGGTCTCTCCCTAACTTTTCGGATAACTTTTCCCATACGTATTCAAAAACGTATTCGTCGTGTTGATCGTTAACTAAATCACTCATTTAATTATTCTCCTGCTCTTGATTGTTTATATAATTTCTGACAGACCACGCTAAGTGATCTATTTGTTCCCAAATATATGAGGGACGATAACCTTGAAAAGGTTGCCAAATATGATCTTCTATAAATCCATCTATTTCCTCTTCTTCCCATTCGACAAATTCTTCAGGGAAATGCTCAGTCAAATAATGACCACTTGCCCAAATTAAATCCTTATCATTTTGTGTTAAATTTTTCATTTAATTTCTCCCTATATTTTTGCCCTTGCGCTGACAAGGGCGCTTATTGTGACGGGGAAAGTGTCGCAACTTTCCCCCGCTCAGCGCCTAACACCTATTTATTAAGCTATTTCGACTTTTACGGCTTCGTATTTTTTAGGCGCATATCGTGCTACACCGGGCTTGTTATTGCTGTATGCAAATTTGATGCCTTCCTTGCGCATTCGTTTTAATGCTTCTGAAGCTTCCGAATCTTTAGGCTGTGTACCATGTAGCAATAAAGCGAAAGATCCGGCGTTATTAATTGCGTAATATTCGTCGTGATCAATTGGTAAATCTGTATCATCTGGATGATTTACTACTACGGCACTTTTTAGGTTGAACTCATCAATAATGGAATCTTTACGGCTTCCATAGCTTGCATTCATCGAAAAATTGTCCGGGCGCATATATTCCAATTCCTGCATCCAGTCAACACTTTTTGTGTATGCATAGAATTTAATATTTTTATAGAATCTCGCAACATCGTAAAAAGCTTCCATATAATCACGACTAAAAAAGTCGCCCCCTACATGAATCCGGATTATGTCGGCTTCTTGTGGGATCGAATCCATTAATATTTGTGTGATCTGTTCTATACCTTTTTTAAGTAATAAATCCGTGTTGTATTTTCTTTGTTCGTATACGCCGGGATATTGCGCCTCTTGTGATGCGCTAAAACATCGGAATATTGCGTGTTTACCTTGTTGTATTCTAGTTTTGCCGGTTTTCTTATCTTTAATGGCATAAGCTTGGCAATCTTTAGCGCCGGGACAAGTAAAGCCGGACAATAAAGACAGCGAATATACTTTCGGATTCTTTATGGGCAACCATGCTTTAATCCCGGCAAGTTTCGCGTTGGCGTCCTTGCTAAATTTCAATTTTGGATATGTTATATTTGCATTAGCCATTTTTAGTCACCTCTATTAATGGTTAGAGTTAGGGACGGGTAGTAGCCCGTCCCAAGCTCGCTATTTGTTTATTTGTTAGGTAGGATACAGTACTTAAAAGTACTTGTCAATAGTTTAATCACTTGTTAATTAAAATGATCACATAGAATCAATAAGGAATTAGGCATGTCATTAAATGAAAGACAAGATTTGTTTGTAACTCATTACCTTGCCAATGGTATGAATGCTACCCAAGCATATCGGGACGCATACAACGCCCACGATAGACCGGATAGCTCCGTTAATCCTAGCGCTAGCCGGCTTTTACGGCACCCTAGAGTTAGACAAGCTATTATCAAGAAAAAGCAAGGCGCAATTAGTAAAATCGATCAAGAAGCGCTTGTTAGTAAGTCATTTTTGATCGAAAACTACATTGATCTGTTGGAACGGGCGAAAAGCGCCAATCAGATAAGCGCAGGGCGCCAATGTCTCGATAGCTTGGCGTCGCTGTGTGGCTTCGCCGATAAGCAAGTACAAGTTACCGGATCAGTTGACCACAACCTACTAGAGTTACCAACATCGGAGCTATTGCAAGCGCTCGCAGTCGCACGCCATCGGGGCGCAAACGATAGCGCAAACGATAGCGCAAGCGATAGCGATGCAGGCACGATTGACGGCACCCCAATCGATGGAAATTTTAGAGAAATTTCAAATAGCGAATAGCGCCGGCGACGTTAAGCACAGCGCAACCCTGTGTTTTTTTTAGGGGTGTCACATAAAAAAAGTCCCAGAGTTGAACGGCGAAGGGGGGCGCCTGCCATAAGCTCATAAGCTCTCCTCTCAACCAATTTTGTGAGTTTTCATAGATAATACGTTTACCGTTTCATGCAACGTTTCATGCGTAACGGTTGAAACGCTCGTGACTAACTTAGCGTTTTTCGTTGTCTTTATAAGACATAAGAAGGGACGCTAAGTGTTTCATGCAACGCTATTTGAAACGCTGTGCAACGCTCGTGACTGGGGCGCTATCTTTCTCTTCGTAGAGTTAAGGGTCGTTTTATATATCCCCTTTAGGGGGATATAAAACGCCTTTCTTCTTTTGCTTCTTTTCTTCTTTAGGGGTGTTTAATTTTATGGGTAGGTGTTCAAAGTTTTGGAGATTTTCCATTTTTTTGGTATTTTTAAATAGGGGGCGTAGGGTAATACGGTTTATTTTTTTATTTTACAATGGTGATTGATGATATTTAATTTTTGGCGAGATTACTTTTCATATTTGTTTACCTCCTTACATTCAACGTTGCACTTGAATTCCTACGTCACCCGTTACGTCACCCGTTACGTCACCCCTACAGAAACTGAATATCAAGAGGAGGTACTTTATGCCTAAAGGAAAGGGAACCTATGGATCCAAAAGAGGACGACCCCCAAAGAAAAATAAAAAGAAGCGAACGTAAGGAGACTTGATATGGCCCGACCTATTAGAAAAGGAAAAAGAACCAAACGAACTTATCTTGGAAGCGGTGCGGGTTCATTACGAAGTGGAACTGGGACTACTGCTAAAAAACCCAGAACAACGGGCGGCTACATAAAAAAGAAGTTTCCAAAGCCTGTTCCGAAAAAGATAGAGTGGCCTAAAAAAGCAGGACCTTTTCCCACTCAAAGAACACTTCCTTCTACAGGACCTGCAACTGGATTAGGTAGAGTTTTTGAAAAAGCAAAAAAACAAAGAAAAAGAATGGCAACAACAATGCGAAGACGAGCAAAAAGGTAATCTGCTAAAAATGGTAGCCCTTACTGATGAACACAAACAAGAAGCTGTCCGCAGGCTAGAAAAAGAATTTGCAAGACGTAATTTCGTTTCCCCTGACGGAGAACAGCCCGACTTCCTTGATAAAGTTAAGATCCTAGAAAGATCACAACTACATTCAGGGGTGTCAGGTGGTGCCGCACCCTTTCAAAAGTGGGATTACCTTGTGGATTTAGCCAAAAACCTTGTGGACAATAGACTTGTTACGGTACTGAAAGCAAGACAGCTTGGGTTTTCTTGGACATCAGCAGCCTATGCCGCATGGCTTTTAACTTTTAGTAAAGGGACCAACGTACTTATGATTTCTAAAGGGCAGGCAGAAGCGTTCTCACTACTTGATAAAGTTAGATTTATACTTAAAAACCTCCCGGAAGATTGGCAGTCTCCCCTATCACCCGACTCAAGATCGGAAATAGGAATACCGTCAAAGGATTCTAAAGTTGTTGCCCTTCCATCTACAGAAGATGCAGGACGTTCAGAAACTGCATCCGTTGTTATACAAGACGAAGCAGACTTTCATGAATATCACGCAGCAAATTACGCTGCCGTAAAACCGACAATTGACGCAGGTGGACAAATGATTATGGGTTCCACCTCAAATAAAAGAAGCATGAGTTCCCTGTTTAAAGAAATCTACAGGGCAGCAGGTGACACAGCAGAAGAAGGTAACGGATGGACTAAAATCTTTATACCTTGGAGCGCAAGACCCGAACGAACAGAAAAATGGTACGAAGGTGTTAGAGACACAGTCCCCACATCTGATTTGAGCGGTATGTCGCCAGAACAATTTATGGAACAAGAATATCCCGGTGACGAAAAAGAAGCTTTATCGCCCCCAAGAGCGCAATCTATTTTTGATCGGGATATCATTACTGGTATGGCTGATGATTGTATATCACCTCTACGAAGCATCGGTCCTGCCAGTATTTACAAAGAACCAAGAGCCGCCAGAAGATATGTCGCAGGCACAGACGTAGCTTCAGGCGTAGGTATGGACTACTCCGTGACCGTAGTTGTAGATGTTAATTCCGGTTATGTGGTAGCAGACCTTGTGTCAAACACAATCCAACCAGAGGATTTCTCCGTAGCTTCTATGAAACTATTAGAACTCTACAATAATCCCGATTGGGCTATCGAAAATAACTTTTCAGATACAGTTTTGACAATTGCACGAGATGAAAACTACCCAAAACTTTACAGACGCAGAGTCGGTAGAGGTAAAAATGTCAGAAAAGAATACGGATGGCGTACAGACCGTATGAGTAGACAACAACTTTTTGACGAACTTAGAGCATCTTTTAACGCAGGACACTTAACGATTCCCAATAAACAGGGACTCGATGAATTCTCCACAATAATTGCTGCTCCCGGTGAAAAACCACAGGCAATGGGTGGCGCTCATGACGATTATGTCATGGCACTCGGTATTGCACTAATGGTTAAAAATGAAAGAGGAATTAAAAACCACGCAAAAATAATTAGAATGCCCGCATTTGCCTAATATAAAGGCCTAAAAGAAAGGATGAACTATGGCTGACTTGAGAGAGAGACCAGATGAAGAAATAATAAATAGGTTCCATTCAAAGATGGGAGAACTGTGGTCAAATGCACATCAGGAATTCCGTGATAATGACGCATATTATCAAAGGAAATTTAAAGTGTGGTCGAATACCTATCAGGGTAGACCCGTATTCTATGACTCAACCCCCACACACCTAGTTGACCACGCAGTTGCAACACTTATGTCGTTTTCTCCACGCATACACAGAGAACCCG